CCCGGACTCGGCGGCGCACGGCCTCGACGGCGCCCGGCGCTAGGCGCACGGACTCGACGGCGCCCGGACTCGACGGCGCACGGCCTCGACGGCGCCCGGCGCTAGGCGCCCGGCGCTAGGCGCACGGCCTCGACGGCGCACGGCCTCGACGGCGCACGGCCTCGACGGCGCCCAGCCTCGACGGCGCTTATCTATACCTAAATCTTATCTAAATACCATCGGGCCGGACCGGGCGCGGTCTCGTATTCGTCCGCCCGGTCCGGAAGACCTGGCGCGGTCTCGTATTCGTCCGCCCGGTCCGGAAGACCTGGCGCCCGGCGGTTCCGGTCATCGATTAGCCGCTGCTCTAGTGGGATGGATTCATCGTCCCACAAAAAAATTCGAATAGTGCCTTCCTCAATCTTCTTGATCATGGTGATCCTCCTTCAGGGATATTGCTATCTAGTGCTCTTGACATTGTCAAGGGCGCCGGGTAGCTTAGGAAAAGAAAGGGGATACAGCATGAAACTCAAAACAAGATACGAAGAAATGAGCCAGCCAGGGGCACTTGACAGTTACAACAATTTTGTCGGTCAAGACGACGACTACAGGGACTGGTACGGAGTGCTCGGACGGTCCAGGGACTCTGGACCTCTCGAGGAAAGCAATTTTGAAGTAGCCCTCGCCCAGCTCGGCGGGGAGTCCGAGGACGTCCGAGTAGAGCGATACGGCCATTGGGGAGTAGGATGGGTCGAGGGAATTTATGTGCGCCCAGGCAGTCAGGCACTGGCCGTAGCGGAAGAAATTGCAAAGTGCCTTGAAGAGTTTCCCGCGCTGGACGACGAAGACTTTGCCCGGCGCCATCAGGAGGAAGTCCAGAGAATTTGGGCGAGGATGTCGGACCGACAAAGAGCAGAGCACTTTTCCGCTCATCGACAGGATTGGGTCGTCCGGGGTCTGTGGGACTTAATCGGAGGGGTCGTCTACGGAGAGTTTTACGGAGGGCTGCCCTATGAATCGACGGAGTCTCTAGTCGCCACATACTGAGCGCCACATACCGGGCGCCACATACCGGGCGCCCACATACCGGGCGCCACATACCGGGCGCCCACATACCGGGCGCCCACATACTGGGCGCCACATACCGGGCGCCCACATACTGGGCGCCACATACCGGGCGCCCACATACTGGGCGCCCGGTGGCCGCGCCCGGTGGCCGCGCCCGGTGGCCGCGCCTAGCGCCCGCGCCCGGTGGCCGCGCCTAGCGCCCGCGCCCGGTGGCCGCGCCTAGCGCCCGCGCCCGCGCCCGGTGGCCGCGCCCGCGCCCGGCGCCCGGTGGCCGCGCCCGGCGACCGACCGATCGGTCGGTCGGTCGGTCCGATGAACCGACCGATCGGTCGGTCGGTCCGTCCGTTCAACGGCGCCTGGCGCCTAGCGCCGGGCGCCGTTGAGCCTCAACCGTCGTCCTCCCAGTCTCCCTCGAACTGAGCGCACCACAGTTCCACAGCCGTGGAGCAAACCCGACAAGCAAGACCCCCAACACTCATTTGGCCTTTCGCGAGGTCTGCCAGCGTCAAGCCAGCCCAGATCGTTCGGTCATCCGCACTCGAAGCCGACTCAATCCAATTAAGCATTTCATCCCCATGGGAGACGAACACCTCTTTGGCGACCCAGTAGGTAACCGCCGGCATGAATGCGCCCGACTCGCATCCGCCTTGATTGATCGATGCAATGTCGGATCCGGTCAAATCCCTGTGCTCTCCTAGTCGGCAAAGTTCCTTCAACCAATCGGGTCGCTGTGCTGCTTTGTAATCACTCATTGCGTTGCTCCTTTCTGCAAACATTTCTATCCCCACGGGTTGATAGTGTCAAGGCTGCCTGATAGAAATGTTCACAGAAAGGAGATTGACCATGGCAACCTATCAAGGAACGGACAAAGAACTCAACGCGGAAGAAATTCTGGAACTGATAGACCGGATCGATCGACAGATCGAATTTGGGGTTCCTCTGGATTGCCCGATGGCGGTTGGCAGACCCAGAAACGCACGGGATCGTATGCCCTATGAGGTGTGGTCTTCGCTCCAAATTGGGCGAATTAATCGGATGCTTGGCCGGATTGAGATTGAGGCGGAAGCGTCAAAACAGGACTTAGGGAACGACGGACGAATAACGGGCGCTATGGTCGCTTATGTCATCCGGACGGCGCGCGCCGTGGGGGTGCGCCGATGACCCAATCAGTCACGCCAACCCATACCGTTGTCCTTTACGACTCCACGACACTACCCCCCAAAGTTAGGACTTACGTCGAGGCGCTGGCGATAAACGACGGATTCAGTCCCACCAGGCGTCCGGCGTTTGGTTACGGGAACAAGCTAGCAACGTCCTGGAAAGTATTCTTCGAGGGCCGTTGGCGGCGGGTCTATTGTAGGATCTTCAGCAACGCTGGGACGTGCTACTTCCTAATGCGGGGTGTGGAATGGCGCATTCTTGACGGAACCCTAGCTCCGTTGAGGGTTGACACGATCAACCCTGTGGAATAAAACTATCACCAGAAAGGAGGATACACCATGCGTGTCCTAAAAGTATATAACCCGGACGGATTTCCAGAAGAAACGCCAATTTTCACGACTCTGGAAAAAGCACAAAATTTTGTCGTGGAGCTTAAAAGGATTGGTTTCTTCGATGATGAAACCGACACACCCAAAGTACTTAAGCTAGATGATGGTTTTGCTGTCGCTGTCGTCGATAAAATTGACGGAGGAACTAATTACATCCCTGCCGCGGTCGTAGTAACTTCCTCGATGGCGAATTAGCGCACGGGCTGGACGGCGCCCAAAAAAAGACCCACCCCTATTTCGGGGGTGGGTCTTTTTTTTTGGCTCGATAGCGCACGGGATGGTTGACATTGTGAGGGCAATCCCGTAACAATGTCTCCATGGCTAAGATTATTCCAGGGAATGAAATGCCCGACTGGCGCGATTCGCTTGCCAGAAGGGGAAACTTTGGCGCGATGACCGGGTGGGTCGGCCGGTAGAGTGGGAGAAGACGAAACCATGGAAACTTATAAGGCCTGGGTACTGGAACGAGGGTCCGCGGAACTTGGGATTCCGAGGATGAATGGATTTTATTCGCAAATCCATGCGCTCATTGATGCAATAGACGACGCAATTCAACATGGCATCCCGGAAGGAAGCCCGATGGCCAAAGAGCGCATCGATCCGGAGCGCATGCCTTTTGAAACGTGGTCATCCATCGAGGTCGGTCGGATAAACAGGATTCTGGGGCGCATCGAGGTAGAGGCCTCGAACGGAGCTTTGAATCCCGGCGCCAACGTCTCTCCTAAAAGTGTCCTATACTTGCTTAAAACGGCGCGCGCCGTTGCAATCCAACGGCGCGCGGCCTAGCGCGCGCACGGCGCCTATATCGAAAAAAAGCCTGTCAGGACGTCCTGGCAGGCTTTTTTTATTGGGTTACGCGCACGGGCGCACTCGAGCCGGGCGCCCATATACCAAGACCGTTTAGCATAATGCTAATTTGGTCGGATTGGTAGGCGCCTGGTGTGGGACAGGAGACGGGCGCGGTAGGACGTGAGTCTTGGCGTTACCTAGCGCGCGCCCGGCTCGAGTGCGCCCGGCTCGAGTGCGCCCGGCTCGAGTGCGCCCGTGCGCCGTGCGCCCGGCTCGAGTGCGCCCGTGCGCCGTGCGCCCGGCTCGAGTGCGCCCGTGCGCCGTGCGCCCGGCTCGAGTGCGCCCGTGCGCCGTGCGCCCGGTGCCGGATAGGTGCCCAAAACGGTCATTCAGGTGAGTTATCCGGGCGCGCCCGGCATGGAGCGTTTGGTTACCGACCGACCGATCGGTCGGCCGGGAATATAACGCGAAAAACCGGAAACCGACCAAAATCAAACGCTGTTTTGCGTCCGTAACCCACTCTGCGAGTTTGTGCAGAATGACCTCTTGAACAGCCTATACAAAGAGCGTTCAGGGCCTTGCCGGGGTGGTCCCACTTTGGTCCCACTTTGGTCCCACTTCTCTGAGAAGTGGGACCGCTGACCGCACCTTCCAGGAGGTATGTGGTGAAAACATATAAGTTGGTAGCACTGGTCCCACTTCGGTAGCACTTCTTTTTGTGCGAATTCCCCTGCAAAAACAAGAAGATAGGCCATGTGGTAGCATGGTCCCACTTCTAAAAAAAGTTGAAAATCGGCACTCGGGCGCCCCTATTTTGCACGATTTTTAGGCAGAGAGAGGTCTGAGACCCCTGCAAGACGCTCTGAGAGAGTCAAAAAACTCAAAATCTCAAAAAGAAGTGGGACCATGCTACCACCCTATAAGGGAATCGGAATTTGGTGCCCTCCCCCACACGGCGTACAACTCACGCATGGCAACAAAGAAGAAACGGCCAGGCGTAGACGAAGTCCTGGTCGAGCTACACGCCACCCTCCGCGAGCGCATCCAGGCCGAGGCTGACCCGATTGGATTTCTGACGCGGGTAGTCAAAGGCGAAGCGATTGGCGGCGAGGTGCCCAACCTTGCGATGCGAGCGGACATTGCCCTGAAGCTCACGGGCAAGATCCTGCCCGACATGAAGGCCCTGGAATTGTCTGGCGAAGTGGGAGGAACCGATGTCGGAGACACCGACGCCTACGCAAAACTCCTTGGCAAGCTCGGTCGCGGCGCTCCCCTCCGACCAGCAGAAGAAACTACTCACTGACCTCTCCGAAGAGGAGCTAAAAGCCCTGGATTGGGACTGGCGATTTTGGGCCAGGCCCAACCAGCTACCCCCTGCATTGTCGCAAAGCGGTGGGGAGTGGCTCACCTGGATACTTTTGGCTGGCCGGGGCTTTGGGAAGTCTCGGACGGGGGCCGAGTGGGTACGCGGGCTTGTAGAGCGTGGCGAAGCGTCGCGTATCTGCTTGATAGCGCCGACTTCTGCGGACGTGCGAGACGTCATGGTGGAGGGCGAGAGCGGCCTTCTCAACGTGTGCCCCCCTTGGAATCGTCCTAAGTGGGAGCCGTCGAAGCGTCGATTGACGTGGCCCAACGGCGCTATTGCGACGACTTTCAGCGCGGAGGAACCAGAGCGGCTGCGCGGGCCGCAGCATGACGCTTTGTGGGCCGACGAGCTGGCTGCGTGGCGCTACCCTGAGACCTGGGACATGGCGCAGATGGGTCTTCGGCTGGGTCGCACGCCGAAAGCGGTTGTGACGACGACTCCGAAGCCTGTGAAGTTGGTGCGACGGATTTTGAGCGATCCTGCAACTGCGATCACGCGCGGGAGCACTTACGACAACGCGGCAAACCTTGCAGAGACGTTTTTGCACTCGATCCAGCAGACCTACGAGGGCACACGTCTTGGACGGCAAGAGATCTACGCCGAAGTGCTCGAGGACGTGGAGGGGGCGTTGTGGACGCGGGACATGATCGACGACAAGCGGTGGGCGAAGAACACTCCGTTGCCGCCGATGCGGCGCATTGTCGTATCGATCGACCCTGCGGTTTCGAGTTCGTCTGACTCCGACGAGACGGGAATCATCGTCTGCGGCACCGACCCCGGCCTGGAGGGGGCTGGCGTGCGCGGATTTGTGCTGGACGACCTCTCTTGTAGAGCCTCGCCGGAAAAATGGGCGAGAATTGCAGTCAATGCGTACTACCGTTGGCAAGCTGACCGCATTGTTGCGGAGGTAAACAACGGCGGCGATCTGGTGGAGGCGACGATTCGCACGGTAGATCCAAACGTGGCGTTCAAGGCCGTGCGCGCGTCGAAGGGCAAGTTCACGCGAGCAGAGCCTGTTGCAAGCCTCTACGAGCAAGGTCGTGTGTGTCATGCCGAGTGGTTCAAGAAGCTCGAGGATCAGATGACGCAGTTTACAAGCGACATGGACCGTAGGGCATACGGCTCACCGGACAGGGTAGACGCTCTGGTTTGGGGTCTGACGGAATTGATCGTAGAAAATCAGCTAACCGGACTGATCGACCACTACCGCAAAGAGTACGAGTCGAATCTACGGGATCGCGAGAGTCGATTTATGGCTGAGAGTACAGATGGCGTCGCCTAGAGGCGGAACCCAAGTGAGCGAGGGCTTGATCGCTCGCGCTTTGGGGTTGTTTCGCAGGAGTGGCGAGCAAGGGGCGAGCGACCCGTTCCACCCTGGAGAGCCGCCAGAGGTTGAGACGCCCCGTGTCGTTCGGAGTTTTGACTATCCGTCGCGATACAACGTGGCCTTGGATCGTCCGCGCGACAGTCGGACGACTTTTGCTCAATTGCGCGAGCTTGCGGACGGCTGCGACATTTTGCGTTTGGCGATCGAGACTCGCAAAGATCAGATGTGCCGTCTGGAGTGGGACGTAATTCGCCGTGGCAGTTCGCTCGAGAGCGACGGCGATGCGACGACGGAGGCGGTTAAGCAGTTTTTGCACAGGCCAGACGGCGAAAACTCCTGGTCTACCTGGCTACGGATGCTGCTTGAGGAAGTTTTTGTCCTTGATGCGTTGTCGATCTACCCACGGCGCACGTTGGGCGGCGGCGTACTTGGGTTTGAGATTGTGGATGGGAGCACCATCAAGCCTGTTATTGACGAGCGCGGGCGCAAGCCGAGGGAAGGTGTAGCGTTCCAGCAGGTCGTAAAGGGTGTGCCGTATGCGGATTTCACGGCGGACGAGCTGATCTACGAGCCTCGCAACCGCCGAATCCACAAGGTCTACGGCTACAGCCAGGTCGAACAGGTCATTGTGACGATCAACACGGCCATACGGCGCTCGGTCCACCAGCTTGCGTATTATCGCGAGGGCAACATCCCGGAAGCGTTCATGGGCGTTCCGGCAGAGTGGACGCCGGACCAGATCGTGCAGTTTCAGGAGTATTGGGACGGATTGATCAGCGGGGACAGCTCACGGCGCCGCCACATGAAGTTTTTGCCTGGTGAAATTGCGCGGAACTTCATCCAGGTACGCGAAAACGTGCTCAAAGACGAGTACGACGAGTGGCTGGCTCGGGTGATTTGCTACGCATTCAGCCTTCCTCCGACGGCTTTCATCCGTCAGATGAACCGTGCGACGGCAGAGACGAGCAATGTTTCGAGCCTTGAGGAAGGCATTGAGCCGACAAAGCTGTTTGTGAAGGACGTTGTGGACCGAATGATCCGGTTCATGGGGTTCGACGACCTGGAATTTGTGTTCCGGTACGAGTCGAGTCTTGACCGGCACAAACAGGCTCAAATCCATGAGGTTTACGTCCGCAGTGGCATTATTTCGCCAAACGAGGCGCGAAAAGAGATCGGTTTGGAGCCGCGTGCGGACGGCGACGACTTTGTAAACCTTGAAGAGCCTGATCCAGAGGTCGTGCCGATTAGGTCGAACGCGACTGATCCCGCTAATAGTACAGACTGAGATGAACCTGTTTTCGGAATTTGCGAAGGTCGGTAGCGACGAGCAGCGCATGGTCTGGGGCTATGCGTCTACGGGGGACGTCGATTCGCAGAACGACATTGTCGATCAGGGCGCACTGCGCGAAGCGTGGGGCGACTACTGGGGCAACGTGCGCGAGATGCACAAGGCCAGCGCCGTTGGCGTTGTGCGCGAGCATAGTTTCGACGATCGCGGCCTGTATATCGGCGTTTACGTCGGTGACGACCAGGCGTGGCACAAGGTTCGCGAAGGCATCTACAAAGGATTTTCGATCGGCGGTCGCGCACTGGCGCGCGACACTCAGGACAACCGTCGGATTACAAAGCTAGCTTTGCGCGAGATCAGCCTGGTAGATCGCGGCGCAAACGAAAACGCGAAGTTTTCGCTGTTCAAATTTGACCACGACGAGGGGAACGACTCCATGGCACAGAACGAACTGAAGGTGAAGCTCGATACGAGCGATCTTGACGCCAAGTTGGCGCTAGCAAACGAGCAGATTGAAAAGATTGCTGCTTTCGACGAAAAGCTGGCGGTTGCCAACGATCTGGTGGAGAAGCTCGGCGCAACTGCCGAAGCTGCGCCGGACGACACGGTGCTCAAGCTGCTTGCCGACACCGAGAAATCCCACTCGGAACTTCTGGAGAAGGTTGCGGCAATGGAGTCGTCCAGGGCCGAGCTTCTGGAAAAGATCGACGCTGCTCGCGCAGAGACTGCGGAAGTCGTGAAGCGCAACGAAGTCCTTCTGGAGCGTCTGGAGAAGGTGGAAGCGCGTGAAGTTGGGGTCATTCCTGCCACTGGCGCCGCTTCTGGGACTGTCGATAAGGACGCAGACGGCGTGGACCCGATCAGCAAATTGGGAGACGACGCCACCGCAGAAGACATTATCAAAGCCATCCACCTGGGTGGTGGTCGCGGCATTCGCGGATAATTTTGTAGTTTTTGGATTCAGTCCTAAATCTGAATACTCGCAACACGCAAAACGAGAGGAAACCTCACGATGGGCGCAACTGACGAAACGATCGAAGCACTGAAGGAGGCCCAGCAGTCTCCTTCCGAGGAGCTTGCGAAGGCTACGTTCACCTCGCAGGGCTGGAGTCAGGGTGACGGCGTTGCCACCGGCAGCGGTCTGGTTCACTACGATCTCGAGGCCCCGGCCAAGAAGCTCTATCCTGTAATCACTCCGCTTCGGAACATGATTCCGCGCGTCGCGGGTGACGGCGGGGTTGCCACCAACTGGAAGGCGATCACGGCGGTCAACACCACGTCGATGCACATGGGCGTGGGCGAAGCCGCTCGGTCGGGCGTCATCACCAACACGGTGAAAGAGTACACGGCTTCGTACAAGGGCCTTGGACTCGAGTCGTTCTGCACTTTCGAGAGCGAGTACGCCGGGCAGAACTTCGACGACGTGCGCGCTCGCGCGGTCGAGTCGCTGCTTCGTTCGTTCTTCATCGGTGAGGAGCAGATCATTCTGGGTGGCAACTCCAGCGTTGCTCTGGGAACTCCTGTTACTCCGACGCTTTCTACTTTCACCCCGTCTCCGGCGTCCACCCTGTCGAGTGCTTCGTACACCGTACAGGTTGTTGCTCTCACTCACGACGGGCAGTATCGAAGCAGCGTCGCGGGCGGCGTTCCGGCCACGGCTGATCGGACTCCTGGGGATGGCGGCTCTGCCGTTACGTTCAACGGCGGCGCATCGAACGCATCTGCGGCGGCTACGGTTACCCCAGCGGCCAATGACGCAATCTACGCCACCACCACGCCGATTCGCGGAGCGTTTGCTTACGCCTGGTACTGGACGGACCAAGTAAATTCTGGGGTTCGTTTGGGCGCTATTACCCCGACCAGCTCGGTCGTCATCACTGCGGAGCCGACCGGAACCCAGGAGATTACGGCCCACGGTTCGGATCACTCGACTGACGACAAGGTCTTCGACGGAATCCTGACCCAGATTTCCGAAGCCAACAGCGGTTCGTACTACATGGACCTTGCCAATCAGTCGGCAGCGGCAGCCGAAACTGACTTCAATGCGGGCAAGACCGTTGGCACAAAGCTCGAGGGCGACGGCGCGGGCGGCATCAAGCAGATTGACGACGCGCTCCAATCTTTCTGGGACAACTACCGCCTAAGCCCTGACATGATGATCGTGTCGGCCCAGGAACTGAAGAACATGACCCACCTTCTCATCAAGAGTGGTGGCGCCAACCTCTTCCAGTTCAACGTCGGCGGGACTGACGGAACGGTAGACGGTCGCACGATTGCTGCCGGGACGGTGATCGGGTCGTACCTCAACAAGTTCACGATGGCTGGCGGGCAGATGGTCCGGGTCATGCTGCACCCCAACCTTGCTCCTGGCACCATCCTCTTCTTCTCGACCTCTATCCCCTACCCTCTCAGCAACGTGAACAACGTGCTTCAGATCAAAGCTCGTCGGACGTACTACCAGATCGAGTGGCCGCTTCGGACGCGCCGCTACGAGTTTGGCGTGTACGCTGACGAACTGCTGCAAAACTACTTCCCGCCCGCGTTCGGTGTAATCACAAACATCGCGGATGGGGTTGTCACCGCCTAGCGCGGATAACCCGGCCCGCCGCCGCACCCCTCCGTAGCGGCGGCGGGCCAATTTATTCTTATGGCTACCTTGCGAATGCAGGGAGACCCGGTCACCAACTACACCTCGGTGGAAGGGTTTTCGATGGCAACGGACCAAGACGGATTTGTGGACGTGCCAGAAGAGCTTGTAGCCAAAATGAACGAGCTGGGGCTACGGGTGGTCATTGAGCCTTTGGCGATTGTCCAACCAGCAAAGTTTGTCGAATCTCTTCCTGTGGAAGATCCGAAACCACAACTTGACGTTGTAGAGCCTGTCCGACGCCCAAGACGACGCCGGACAACGTAGAGGCTCGGGGTGCCGTCTCTTTACCTCCAAGCGGCTGAGTATGACCTTTACGGCTTGTCAGAGACGACGACCAGCGATCAGGTTATTCGAGCCTCGACGCTGATCAATTCGTACTGCAACCGTCCTGAAGGGTTTTTGTCTTCGGACGGTCTGACCCAGGACGCAACCGGCGCAGCGATTGTCGAGACGTTCCGGCACCGTCGCGGGCGGCGGGTAATCCTTTCCAGGGTTCCGGTTGCAAATCTTATTTCTGTAGAATCTGCTGCGGATATTGTCCCATTTTCCTGGGACACGCATGACGTCTCAAGCCTAAACTCGCTCGATTACGAAAACGGCGTCTTGGACCTCCCCCCAACGGTGCCCTACCCCGGCAGGATTCGCGTAACGTACACGTCCGGCTGGGCCTACGGCGATTTGCCCCCTGCAATCAAGCTGGCTGCGGCGACCCTGTGCAAGAGAATTTTAAAGGGGGATGATCTTGGGCCGGGCATCAAACGCGCAACGGCGGGCGATGCGACGCTTGAGTGGTTTGACAGCCACTTCTTCGACTCTGAGATTTCGTCTTTGCTTGCCGCTTACCGTCGCGTCGTGCCGGTGTAGCCGTGGCAAGTTTTCTGCGACCGCACACGATCAACGTGTATCGCACGGTGACGGCTGACGTTGCTGGGCGTGGCGGGTACGGCGCCGATCTTCAGGACGAAGAAGTTTTGGTTTACGGCCCGATTGAGGCGAATATTCAAGAGGCGCGGCAAGCGCGGCCCGTTCCGACTTCGATCCCGACGGGAACGATGTTTCGCGGGTTGTATTTGATGGTTTTTGAAGGTCCAAACGGCACAGTGCATACGAAGGACATCGTCGTAGACGAGAACAAAAATCGATACCAGCTAATCACGGTTCAGTGGGGTCGGTTTGGTTACTCGGTCATTGGCGAATTGATGGAGGTATAAGATGGCTGGTTTTGGCAACGACTACGAGGATCTGGTTCTCGAGGGCATTTTCAAAGGGCAGTCTGTTGCTCCTGCGGACATCTACGTCTCCTTGCATTCAGCCGACCCTGGCGACACAGGCGCCAATGAAATTGCCGCCACAGGCGGCTACGCGCGAGAGCAAGTGTCGCCTGACGCTGGAACGACGGCGGGCACTTGGTCTGCGGTGGCTAACGGCTCGGTCAGCAACGCCGGTCAGATCGACATGGGCACGGCGTCTGGGTCGGCGTGGAACGCTGGCAACGCAATCACGCATTTTGGTCTGTGGACTGCCTCAACTAATGGAACTTTTATCGCAGGAGGGCAGATCAACAGCGGCACGGGCGTCGTCGTCCTGGACGGCACACAGTTGGTTTTCCCGGCAAATCAGCTAACCGTGACCCTCGACTGAGCTAGCGAGCCATGAGCTTCTCCAATGCGTTGGAAGAGGCAGTTCTTGAGTGGATTTTTAAGGGCCAATCCTTTGGCACCCCGCCGACGACCATCTACGTCTCGTTGCACTCTTCTGCTCCGGGCGACTTGGGAACGGTAGGTGAACTGTCTGGTGGTGGGTACGCGCGCGCGTCGCTTGCCGCCGACACGGCCACGACGGCAAACAACTGGACGGCGGTTGCTACTTCTGGGACTGCTCAAATTATCCGCAACAACGCAAGCATCACCTTCCCTACCGCCACGGCTAATTGGACTACGGCTACGCATTTTGGGCTGTGGGACAACGGCAACACGTTTTTGGCCTCTGGTACAATTTCGGGCGGCATGGCGGTGCAGAGCGGGGACGCGGTGGTGCTCACGCCCAACGATCTGGAAGTTTCGGCAGACTAATGCACTACGAAAATCTGTCGCAACTGTGGGCCGACATCTATCGACGTGGCGAGTCTGCGGTGGCGTCTGGTTTGGTAGGCCAGGAAGACGAAGCCCAGACGCTGCTTGCCTCGGGACTTGTATCGACTTTCCGAGTCGCTTCGGCTGGTTCGGAGCCGATGTCGTTGGGTTTCGACGTGACTTTGCGAAACGGCGAAAAGCGACGATTGCTTCTCGATTATCGTGGCGACGGCGAGGCCCCTACCGTGGTGCCTTGGACCGATCAAAGCCCGCGTAGCTGGCTTGCAACTGATTCGGATCGGATCCTTTATGTCGTTGCTGGAACTCAAAACGACACAAATCAGTACCGCGCCAAGATCCTGGCTTGGTGGAAACAAGGCCATATCGTAGCGGGCGGTTGTCTAATGACGCTGCAACGCTGGCAAGGGATGTTTCGGGGCTAGCAGCAAATGGCCTTCTCCCAGTACGATCGCGGTTCCGGGTTTACCACGACTGGAAGCGTTTACTCCACCTACGCCGAGTTTGAACTAAACAAGAGCGCCAACCAGATCGATCCCGGCGCGACCGTAGTTGTTGCGTTTGTTACAAAATATCTCTCAAACCCCCAAACGGTCACGGTTCGAGATCCGGCCGCCAACACATACCACAAAATCGCGGAGCGGCGGCGGATTGTGTACAGTTCGCCTGGCGTTGTAGACCAGACCCAATCCTTTGAATTGCGGGTCTACGCTTGCAACGTCACAAACTCGATTGCCCAAAGCGACGAAATTTTTGTCAGGTTCCCGGGCGGATACCCCGCCAGCGGTTTCCTCTACACGATTTCGGAGTATCGCGGGACAAGCAACGTAAGTTGGACGGTCACTGAGCACGCCCCTAATGGGGGCTTCAGCAACGATGGCTCAGGCAGCTCCGCAACAAACTCCGCTGCAAGCACCGAGAACGAGATCTCTGATACCGATTGGATCTGGTTTGCCGTAACGGCGATTTGGGACTCCAGCAGCACCTCGATCACAGATCCGTCTGGCTTCACGCGCGCGGTTACGGCGGGGAAGTCTGGCGAATCGAGGATGTGGGTCTACCACGACTTCACTCCGGCAGGCACAACGAACCAGACCTTTACGGCGACGTTTGGCGGCACTCAAACTTGGGCGATGACCGCGTTCGCGCTGCGGCAAAGCCCGAATTTCAATTACAGCAGCGTATCGGAGCCGGGCGCTGCACTCACCGGCACTGCACAGATCACAGGCTTTTCAACTGGCCCGACTGCGGTAATCGGTGCCGGAGCGGTCGTTGCAAGCTCGACTCTAGCGGCAACGGCACAACTGAAAGTTTCAAGTCAAGCCTCGGCAAGTTTGATCGGCGCAGCTTTGCCCCAACTTTCTGCGGTAACCGCGACAGTCTCGACCGCAGCAACTTTATCGGCGGCTAATCCGCAAATTTCCGCTGTAGGGCAGACCGTTGCGACGATTGGGTCAAGTTGCACCGCTACGGTCGGAGCCGCGTCTGTCGTATCTGCCGCAAGCCTGGCAGCGACAGCTTCGCAAATTGGTGCGACGGTTGCGGCGACGGTTTCTTCGACCGGCCTTGTTTCTGCTCGAATTACGGCTTTTGCCAGCCTAGACGGCATCAGCTTTGCGTCAACTGTCGCGCAAATTGCAACGAACAGCGTCTCGGTCAGCAGTTTGCAGAGTTCGACTTCTGCAAGGCTCGAAGTAGCTGCGGCAAGCCAATCTGCTTTGACGCTTAGTGGCGTCGTAAAGTCAACAGCTTTTGCAAGCGGATTGGCGCAAACCGCACTTAGCCTTTCTGGAGTTTTGCAATTTAGGGGCATCGCTGCGGCTTCCGCTGCGGCCACTTGTGGCGCAGGAGCTACAAGCACGGGCCCGCAATCCGGCACCGGCACTGCGAGCGCGCAATGCCTCGGTGCCGTTTTGGCTAGGGTCAACTCGGTCGCGGACGTAATCGGTGTTTCAAGCGCAGCCGCGCTGTCTTCGTTTGTCCCAACAGCGGCAGCGGCAGCGGCATTAGCGGCTCAAACAAACGCTTTAGTGGGAATTGCGGGCGCCGCAACAGCGGCAGCAGTTGCTTCTGCGACAAATTTCGCAAGTTACGACCTTGTAGCGGCTCCTTGCCGGACGTCGGAAGTCACTTCTACGCGCCTGGCGCAAGTCACAAGGAACCGATCGGACACAGTGGTGCAGCCAACAAGAGGACACAAGGTCTATTCGGCAAGGTCTTCAGCCGTGCTTGCCGAAGATCGTCGCAAAGTTGGTCGTTGCTAAGGACCGTCGTAAGTTTAGATCGTGCCTGTGTTTCGCAAAGGCCCAGCGGCCACCCTCGACTTCTCTTTAGACTGGACGGATTGGTTGTCGTCTGGGCAGTCGATTGGGTCGAGCAACTGGACGGCGTCTAGCGGGCTGACTGTGCAGTCTCAGAGCGTTTCGGGCGCTACTGCTACGGTCGTCGTGTCTGGGGGCACCGCTGGAAAGCTCGAGACCTTAGTCAACTCCGTCACGTCCAGCCCTGGTAATCTAGTAGCAACCCGCACGATCCATATTGTCGTTGAGGACACCTAAATGGCGTCGCTTGAGGACGTCATGGACGCTCTGGCCGACGTGGTGGCGGCAGACATCTATCCACAAGGGTCCAGCCAGTCGAGCGTCACGGGCGATTTTGTGAGGATTTACCCCGGCTGGCCGAGTGCCGTGCAGTTGGAAGAAGACCTCGACGCAGACCGCGCCCATGTATCTATCTGGCCGACAAACCGAGACCTGAACACTACTAGGTATTTTGACGACCGGCCAATAGAGACAATCCCTGCGGCGACGTTGACAGGTACCTTCAATGCCTCTGCGAGCGAAATCAGTTTTTCCGGCGCCGTAGATATTGACCATAACGTGGGCGTAACGGGAAAAGCCTGGCAAGTATCTTTGCGAGTGTCGCAAGGTTCCACGTTAAACAACGTGGCTACGGACGTTGCGGCTGCGATCGTGTCCGTTGGTGGCGCAGCCACGGCAACCGCATCTGTGGTTTCTGTGGGCGAGACGGTGGCCGTGTCGATTGGCACGATCGGAACCATTCGCACGTCGCCGCGGCAACAACGTCGAAGTTTGCAACTGATCGTCTGGAGTTCGACGCCCGACCAGCGTCGCAGGATCTCCGACAGGCTAGATCAAGTAATCGCCAAAAACCCTTGGTTAGTGTTGGCTGACGGATCGAAGGGGCGTCTGGTCTACGAAAGCTCGCCCATAATGGATCGATTTGAAAAAGCCAACCTCTTTCGGCGTGATTTTTTCGTATCTGTCGAGTTCTCGACTATTGTGGACGAGACGACGAGCCAGATTACAGTCACCGATAGGACTCTGGAGCTTTGTCCTTAGCTCGAATTGACGGGAGAAAACGATGCCAATTACACAACTTGGAGCGATCAACACAACTGCGCTCCTGGTCCCTGACGTATACGTCCAGATTGTTCCGCCTCAGACCACCCTTCTCAACGGCGTTCCGACCAACGTGTTGGGTATTGTCGGGACGGCCCAGTGGGGTCCGGTGGATACTCCTGTCACGGTCGGAAGTATGCAGGACTTTGCGCGTTCTTTCGGTGCGATCCAAGACGTGCAGCATGATCTCGGGACTGCGGCAGCCGCCGCAGTCCTTCAAGGCGCCGCAAATATGCGTTGTGTGCGGGTGACCGACGGTACTGACGCTGCCGCCACAGGCGCAATCTCCGATTCTGCGGTCACTCCTGCGGACGGCGCCGTTGTCACGGCAAAGTACACCGGCACGCTGGGCAATTCGATCGAGGTGCGGTTGCAGCCGGGCAGCAACTCGACCGTGTCTGCCCCGACCTGGAAGCTCGTTATCGCTATTCCCGGCCAGCCCGCAGAGACGTTTGACCGAATTAGCGGTACCGCAGCGGACGGATCGACGGAGGGCAGCTTCTGGTACAACTTGATTGATGCGGTCAATAACGGCCAAAACATTCTTCGTGGCGCAAGCGAGCTGGTGACTCTGTCGGTCCCTCAGAGCAGTCCTTCTGCGGTACTTCCCATTGACTCTGAGACAAATACGCTCACGGGCGGTACGGACGGCAACCTTGGCGCGGCGAACGCTGCGGCAAAGACCACGGCTATGGTCGGTACCGACGTAAGCTACCCCCCCACGGGCATGTACGCCCTCAAAGGCAGCGGCGCCTCGATCGTCAATCTGGCCGACTACGACAACGACAACGACTGGAGCACCATCAGCGCCTTCGGCTTGAGCGAGGGGGCCTACTGCGTTGTCGCTGGCGCTGCGGGTCAGTCTACCGTGACTTCGGCGGTAACCGACAAAAAGGATGCGTCAGCCGACAGCTACTCGCTCAAGGTGATGATGGGCGACTGGTGTTATTGGTTCGACGCCGTAAACGGTCGGACTCGCCTTTTGTCGCCAGCCAGTTTTGTTGCGGGCCGCTTGGCGGCGCTCTCCCCTGAGCAGTCCACCCTGAATAAGCCGATTTACGGCTTGGTGGGCACTCAGCGGAGCGAGAACGCGCGTCGCTACAACTCTGCCGAGTTGCAGGAACTTGCGGAGGGCGGCGTAGACGTAATCACCAGCCCGTCGCCGGGCGGCGAGTATTTCTCCTGCCGAATTGGGCACAACGCGAGCAGCAATCCAGTGACTAACGGCGACAACTACACCCGCATGACCAATTACCTAGCCTCGACTTTTAATGCGGGTCTTGGGTTGTTCATCGGGCGGCTTCAAAGCGCCGCCGTGCGTCGCCAGGCCAAGAACACCCTGGAGAACTTCCTGTCCGCTTTGGAGCTTCAGGGTCAGATCGGCAACGCAGAAGGCACGACGCCGTTCCAGGTCATTATCGATTCGTCGAACAATCCTGCGGCTCGAGTAGCTTTGGGCTACATGCAAGCCGACGTGAAGGTGCAGTACCTGTCGATCATCGAGAAGTTCCTGGTCAACGTCGAGGGCGGCCAGAGCGTAACCATTGAGCGGGTCGCTACCGAGCCGTTGGCCTGATCGGCGGCGGCATTCAGGGAGACATAGCAAATGCCAGTCAATAATTATTCTGTCGGGCGCGACATTGTGCTCGACGTCGTGACCTCCACCGGCCCGATTCGGATTAACCGGATCACGTCGTTCACCAGCAAGCCGATGTATGAGGAGCGTAAGATCAGCGGCCTTGACGGCGTGACTGACAATCTGATCTTGCCGTCTTGTTGGGAAGGCTCAATGGATGTCGAGCGGCAGGACGCCGAGCTGGACAGCTACTTCGCGCAGTTGGAAAACGACTACTACGCTGGGTCGAACATCACTAACCAGACCATCACAGAGACAATTTCCGAACCTGATGGCAGCGTGAGTCAGTATCGATACGAGCAAGTAGTCCTCAAACTGGACACTGCCGGAGAGTGGCGTGGCGACGACAGCGTAAAACAGTCAATTTCGTTCATGGCGTCTCGCCGCAAGAGAGTTAGCTAATGGCTGAGTTGAAAGTCAGAAAGCCGTCGGAAGAAGCCACCGAAAGTGTCGAACCTGTAGTTGTGCAGGACACTCGAGGTCGAAAGTTCATTTTGAGCAAGCCAAGTGTCTTGGCTCAGTTTCGGCTGGTGGACATTCTGGGAGACACGGCCAAGAACGAAACGTACATGTCGATGGTCTTGCCTCTGATTTGGGTGACTGCCATCGAGGAGCGGGGAATTGAAGAGCCGGTGTTGCTTCCGACCAGTCGGCGTGAGCTTGACGCCCTGATCCAACGGATTGACGAACCGGGAATCATAGCAATCGCCTCAAAGCTGCAAGAGATTTCCGAAGCAGAGACCGAAACGCAGTCGGTAGAGGCCTTAAAAAACGAGTAAGGCACCCCGTTCTCCGGTCTTCGCTTTATCTGGTGAAGAATGGGGTGCCGTTCGACGTTGCATTTTCACTTTCGGAAATAGACCGCCAAGCATACATCATCATCCTGGGAGAGCTTGACGGCCAAAAGTTCAACTGGGCGTCGATGAAGTTTGAGGAAGCACCCCGACGATGAAAACCCGAAACTTTGACTCGCTAGAAAGTTTCGCAAATGCGTTGGGGCAGAACGTACTGCGCGCTCGTATTGCCGAGCCACTTCTGGACGCAATAGGCGAGACCGTTTCGCAACGCGCCGCCGCAAAGCTGGGCACTTACCAAGGTTCGTCCGGCCCCTTTGATCGTTGGAAGCAACTGACCGATCGCACTCAAAAACTGCGTGTTGCGGAAGGTTACACTCCAAACGATCCGCTACTTCGTTCGGGCGAGATGCGCGACGAGCTTGAGGAGCTGGGTTACGAGACCCAGGTTGCTCTGTTGCGCGTCATCATCGGCTCGCCGTTTGACAAAGCCCTGGCGAACGAAATTGGGACTCAGCACATTCCACCGCGCTCTTTCTTGGGGGCCGCTCTGCATGAGTCCTTGGACGAGATTCGCGCCTACGTCGGCGCCGCAACCGTCGCCGGGCTGACTGACGCTCGAGGGCGGCTCCCCAGTATCTTCCGCAAGAAGGTGAGAAGCCTGTAATGTTTGAGGCATTCAAAGTCGGCGTCACCGTTCATCTTCGCAATCTGACCACAGGTCCGATTACGGACATGTCCCGCAAGTTCCGCACTGCGGAAGGGGATGTCCGCAGGATCAATCGCCAGATCGAAACTCTGCAACTGTTGATGAAGGCTGGGCTGGTGGGTCCGGCGGGCCATGCTCAGTTGCGGGGAATGCAAGTAGCTCTTGCCGCCGCAAATTCGCACGCCGAAGACCTTGGCCGAAACCTAAAAGCCATTCAGACAAGAATGCTTGTGGGCGGCGGCATGGCGGGCGCCGGAGCTTTGGGCCTGTTTGGAGTCTTCAAAGGCATCCAATCCGCAAACGACATTCAGGAAGCCAAAACTCAGCTTTCAATGCTTGGCTTGAGCGCCAAAGACATGTCGAGAGTGGTGGAGGCGGCTTTCTCGAACACCCGCAAGGTTATTACCAGTTCCGTCGATCGAAACATCGCGGACTTGATCGACCTACGCGGGGTCGTGGGTGACGTGGACACGGCAATCCAACTGCTGCCCATGTTCACAAAGACTCGAGCTATAGCCAAAGCCATGGACTTTGAAGGCTTTGTGCCTGAAACAAAAACCTTGGCGTCGAACATGGCTAAAGCCTTGGACATGTTCGGTGTCGGGCAGGACGGCCCAGATTTCGTAAAGTACACCGAATTGATGACTCGAGTTTTGGTTGCAACTCGAGGCATGGTGAATCCAGAAGCGTATCGATTTGTAGGCAAGTATGGAAGCATTGCAGCTCGGTCATACGACGAGGATTTTCTGTTCGGGTACTTGCCGCACTTGATGCAGGACTACGCTTCAAAGTCTGGCGGCGGTGGCGGGCACGGCGGCGTTGGCGCACCGCTGATGTCTCTATTTTCTGCAATGGTCCAAGGGAAAATGGGCCAGGACACCGCAGCAAATTTGAATCGCTTAGGTTTGCTGGTTGAGTACAAGAAAGACGGCCAAGACACGATTCGGGGAAAGTCCGGCGCCAAAATCGTGAACGAAGATTTGTTCAAGGCGAATCCGTTCACTTGGACGATGCGTTACTTTGTTCCGGCGCTGGAAAACCACATGCGTACCGCGTATGTGGACACGCGCACTGGATTCAATCCTTACCGGAACATAGGGTCTATCGACGACGTACCCAACAAAGTCCTTTCTGGCGTCATTGGAGATTTGCTGACCTTCAATCGCAACGCGGCCAAAATGATCGACTCGTTTGTCGTCAAGCGCAAAGGTTTTGAGCGTGATCGCTCAATGGTCATGCAGACCCTCCACTTTGAATCGCTTTATGAACAGTCTTTGGCGTCTCCTGGCGTAGCGGGAATGGCTTTGCAAGCAGGATTTAAGAACTTCACTGGAGCACTTTTTCAATCAACCGTTCCGTTGTTGACCGTATTGAAGCGAGAATTTGCTTTGGCGTTTCAAGGGCTGGGAAACGTACTGAGCAACTATCCCGCTCTTTTGTCGGCGGTAACGGGCGGCTTCATCGGCTTGTCGGTTGCGCTGGTCGCTGTCGGAGCAAAACTCTTGCTTGCGGGCGTTATGGCAAAACTGACGGCTGGCGTGGGCTTGCTGGGCACTGTTATTCTAGGCATTCCGGTTGCGAAGATACTGGCGGTTGCAGCAGCATTGGGCGCAATCAGCAGCTTGGCAGCCTATCTCAGCGAGGATTTCCGGCAGGGGCGCATACAACGACAATCAGGAAGCCAAAACTCAGCTTTCAATGCTTGGCTTGAGCGCCAGGGGCATGTCCCGATGGATCGAGGCGGCATTCTTACGGCGATAGCTCCTCCGACGCCCGTGCCGTCGCAGCTAGCGACTCCAACGGTTGTGCTCAATGTGGACGGTCGCGAATTGGCTAGGGTTAGCGCCCGCAATAAAGGGCTTTACGGGGATGCGCCCGACGGCCCAAGCCTTGTCAACCCGCTGGACGGAATCCCAGCGGAATCGGTGATCTACTAAGGTGCGCTATGCCGTGTCCGACTAGTGTTCTTGAAGATCTTCCCGGTGTAGACTCGGCATTAAACCCGGACATCGCGCCCGACTTTGTCGGGCCAGTTGTGCCGCTTGGGGTCGAACTGCCGCCTCTTGCAGACCCCGTAGTTTTGACTCTGGGTCAATTCGTTTTTGAGCGATTGGAGATCCCAGAGTCCATTACGGTTGGGGGCACGCAACGAACCGTGATCCACCAGTTGATCGGCGGGGAGCGTGTAATCGATACGCTTGGTCGAAGCGACCGCGTTCTTAGCTGGTCTGGTCTGCTGTACGGAGATCGCGCCGAAGCTCGCGCCCAATACCTCGACGGGCTGCGGATTGCAGGGGATGCGCTTACCCTGACGTGGTCTGGGTATCGATACTCTGTGATCGTCACAGAGTTCTCTGCCACTTTTGAGCGGAAGTGGCAGATTCCGTACCAGATTGGATGCACGGTCGTGAAGGATCTTGCCGCGAGCGTAACTCAAGTTCCGCTTGCCGTTGCGATTTCTGAGACCGGCGCAGGTTTGCAAGAAGCAATCGAGACGGACCTTGCGGACGCTCAGGCGCTTGCGGAAGAGGTCGAGGATAGCATTCTGACCGATGCCTTGGACGCGGTGGATAGCGCACTTGAGACGGTAAGCGACGTTGCGACGGCGGCCCAGGATGCGATCGACAGCGTCCTAACCCCAATCGCAACGGCAACGAAGCGCGTCGGAACCTTGGTTAATCAGGCGGCAAACACGGTAGCAAACGTCTCGACCCTTGGAGGGCTTCTGCCGTCCAACAAAGTCAGCCAAAATGCGTTGGGGCTTGCTTCGCAAGCTAACGGGTTTCTGTCCACGGGGCGGCTCTACAATATTCAAAGCCGCTTGGGCCGGATGGACAACGCGCTAAACAACGTCAAGAGTTTGGGCACCATGGTTAAAGACGTCCGCACCGCAGGGGCCAACCTGTTCTGTGCAGCTCGAGACGCTTTCGACGACGCTAGCCGCTGGGACGCCATAGCCGCAGTCAACAATCTGACCGATCCGTTTGTAGACGGCGTTTCGACGCTCAAGATCCCACTCTCCGCGCCCGACAACGGTGGGGTTTTGGGCAATGGCTAGCCGCGCCCGCAAGCCGTCTGCCTATGTCAAGGTCAACGGCACTAAGCTCTCTGGGCTGATTTCTTGCGAAGTGGACATGAATCAGCATCACAAAGCCGACAAGTGGCATTGCGTGTTCGCGCTTCGGGCCGCAAAAGCGTGGGGAATCGAGGAGTGGACCTCGGAAGATCACTATCGGTTTCAGATCTACCTTGGCGAGCAGAACTTTGAGAGATTGATCTTGACGGGCGACGCCGATTCGATTGACGTAGATCCAGTTAGCGGGACGGTAAAAGCGATGGGCCGAGATCTGACGGCTTCGTTTGTGGAGAACACGACCAAGCAGAACCTACCCAACTGGACGGTTGCAAAACTTATTCAGACATTGGCGAAGATGCACGGCCTGACGGCTACCGTTGTGATGGCTAGATCAAGTCCAATTTCGGCGCAATTTCTATCGAAGCTACAGCAGCGGATTGGAGCGTTTTTCGACCGCGATACCGACGAGGCTACAGACTACCCAACCCATTGGGACATGCTTTGCTTTCTTGCCCAGCGTGTCGGAGCCACGGTCTATGTGAAAAACAAGCGGCTACATTTTGTCGAGCAAAGTAGTCTAGGGTCGTCTCACCAGTGGCGCTTGGAGTGGTATCCTCCAAGCCCCGGACAAAGCTCGGTAAAGTCGAACGTCACCTCGCTCCAGTTCGGTCGTGCTCTCCCGGTGGCTGGGGAGGTCGTTTTTCAGGTCATCAGCCACAACCCCAACGTCCCTGCCGCTCCGATCATTGCAACGGTGCGCGGGTTCCACGTTGGCGCTGGGGGGCGTTTTGCTGCGGAGCAAGCGCGAAACAGCGAACAGATACCTGTATTGCAGATCGGCCCGAACGGCCAAACCGTCAGCGACTCGTTGATTGTGCCGGGGGGCTATGACCAGGCTGCCATGAGCCAAGCCGCAGAAACCCAGGTTCTGGGGCAAGAGGGTCAATACACTCAGACGATAGTTACTCCCGCCAGCGCCTACTCAGACAACTTGACGCGCACGGCTAATTCTCGAAAACCGTTCAAGCGAGTCTTCACCCAGGAGATCCCTGGGTTGACCTTGGACATCGCGTTGAGTCACGCGCAGTCTATGCTCGACAAGATCATGCGCCAGGAACGCACCATGACGTTTTTTGCCCCTGGCGACGAGTATTTGGATTGCGAAAGCGCAATCAAAGTCAACGGCATCGCGTCGGAGCTGGACGGCACCTATCTGCCCGACAAAATCACGCACTTCTGGTCGCTTGATCGAGGGTATCTAATGAGCGTCGAGGCCCGCAAAAACCCCGTCGCTATTCAGGCCACGATCCCTGGGGCGTATCAGGTTTGGGGGCCTGTCCCGACAGAACAAACCATCGAAGGATTGGTGTCGCCAGAAAGCTGGTGGGATTCGGCGGCGGCGGCCAGTGCCGTCTCCACAGGATCGATTGGCGCTGATACGGTTTTTGGAGACGACAATGAACTCATCAGTTAGAGTTGGGGTCATTGTAGCGGTCGATCTTACGACCTATCGCGCCAAAGTGAAGCTAGTGCCCAGCGGCGTCACGACGGGCTGGCTTCGCCTCGGCTCAGAGTACGTCGGTGCGGGTTGGGGCTTTTACGCCGCGCCGTCTCTTGGAGATCAGGTTCTGGTTGCTGCGCGCAACGGCAATTTTAGCGACGCGACCGTCATCAGCCGGGTTTTTGACGCCGTCAACTTTGCAACCCCTACGCCACCTTTGGAGCAAGGTGAGATTCGCATGTCTCATTCGACAGGCTCGTACTTGCGGTTCATGGCCAGCGGGCATGTGGATCTGGTCGCCGACACGCAACTGAATTTGACTGCGCCAAACTTGGTATTTCAAGGGGATTCCGTTTTTGCAGGTGACCTTTTGATTTTTGGCGGCGACTTGTCGGTTTCGGCGTTTGGTGGGAACGGCGGCGACGTGACCGTTAGTGGGAATGCAACCGTGGGTGGAAACGTCGCGGCGACTGGTTCTGTAACGGGATCAAACATCCCTTGAGGTGGGAATATGGCGCAACCTTCGCATTGGTGGGGGGAAGACCTCCAGATTGGCGCTCAGGGCGATCTTCGAGTAGTGCGGGGAACGACTGAGGGCCAGCAAAGGGTTCTTAGGCGCCTGATGACGGCGACCCGCGAGCTATTATTCCACCTGGATTATGGTGCGGGAGTCCCGCAGTGGGTCGGCCAGCCTATGCGGTTGGCCGAAATTTCAAGCCTTATCCGGTCTCAGCTATATTTAGAGGCGGTCGTGAGCGATAACCCACGTCCTGTGGTCAAGTTAATTCCTCGCAATGACGGGACGCTTTTTGCGTCTATCAAGTACGAGGACGCGGTGACGGCAGAGACTGAAGTCCTCACGTTTGAGGTGAGCTAGTGCCGACGCTTGAAACTAAAGACTTCAACACCCTCTTGACGGACCAGGCCACGGCCATGCAAGCGTCGTATGGGTCCGACCTAGACCTGACGACCGGCTCAGTTTTGCGCGCGTTGGTCGAGGCCAACGCCACGGTCGCGCTCTGGCTCGAAGCCTTGATCGTGCGCGTCCTACAAATGTCTCGAGCTTCGACATCTACGGGGATTGACCTGGACACCTGGGTCGGGGATTTCGGACTGCTTCGCTTGGGGGCCGTTTCGGCGTCGGGCGACGTGACTCTGACAAGAACCGATGCGACTTCGGATGTCGTAGTCAATATTGGCACTGTAGTACAGACCGACGACGCTTCGACGCAGTTCACGATTGTCGAGGACATCTCCAATCCGTACTGGGGTTTGTCGGAGGAGACGCTTACCAGCCGCTACGTCATTCCTGCGGGAGTTTTGTCGGCGGACTTTTTGGTCGAGTGCGTAGTTCCGGGAACGGCGGGCAACGTGCAAGCCAACACGATTGTGCGTCTCGGCTCCTCGATTGGAAGCATCAACTCTGTCACAAACGCGCAAGCGTTTACCAACGGCTTGGAAGCTGAAACCGACGCGCAACTGCGAGCGCGGTTTTTGGATTTTATCGAGAGTCTGGCTCGAGGGACTCCGCAATCGGTCAAGTACGCAGCCGAATCTGTCCAGACGGGCCTAAGAGTGTACGTCGCCGAGAAGGTAGACGCTGCGGGCCTGGCAAAAGAAGGCCACTTTACCTTGGTTGTGGACGACGGCAGCGGCACTTCTCCAAGCACAACCCTTTTGTCTCAAGTTGGGCTTAATGTGCAGTCCTACACTCCAATTTCGGTCACGTTCGACGTGATTGGGCCGACGTTTGTTCCGGTAAACGTGGCTGTCGGCGTCAACACCAACACCGATCCAATCAACACAAGCGCGGTTGTTGTGGCGGACATCGAAGAGGCAATACGCGCGCACATTGGCAGCCTGACTTTGGGCACGACTCTTTACGTCTCAGAACTAGCTCATGTGATCTTTGAGTCGAGCGAGCAAGTGACAAACGTGGTAGTTGATGGGCTGCAAAGTTTATTAATCAACAGACCCCAGTCCACACCGCAGCAGTCAGACATCACGCCCGCGTTTGATGAGGTTTTGGTAGTCGGGACCATCAGCATAACGGATCTAGGCTAATGCTGATTCCAAGCAACGAAACCCAGACGACACCTACGCCATATGCGAGGACAGCGTTTAGCACCCAGAATTATATTGGGTTCGGTACGGGCGTCCCCATCGTCAACGCGCTTGTTTCTGAGACGATTGGCACCGAAGAAGACGTAATCCGACGGCTTCGGGCTACTTTACCCGGCTCGTGGTTCCCATCTGAGGACGCGGATCGCCCGGTTTTGAACGCATTGTTGAAAGGGTTAGCGAACCCTTCGGCCCATAACTATGCGTTGTTAACAGGCTTGGTAGACCAACTTCGCATTGGTTCCGCAACGGGTCCGTACCTGGACCTGATTTTCTACGACTTGTTCGGCAACGAGCTGCCACGCGCCGAGAACGAAGCCGACGCCGGGTATCGAGAGCGAGGCATCTACCGCCTGTTTCGGCTTAAAAACACTTTTCGGGCAGTAGACGAGGCTTTTGAGCTACTTGTCGGGTACGACACGGGTGCTCCGGGTGCCCCACGCTGGTCCATCAGCGAATTTCACACTCCCAGCAGTGCCGACCAAAACAATTTTGTGCAAGTGAGCGGCACGCCTTGCTTGCAGTTTGCTGCGGGCAGTTCTGGTCTGACCACAACCATTGCCAACAACGCGCAGACTGCAACGCCATACAACAGCATCGTCTATCTTAGGCTTCCCCAAACGGTAAATCCTACGGCGTCTGCGGGCTACCGACCGCTTTCGTCACCCCTGTCACCGTCGCGAGAGGGGCAGTACCTTAGCCTAAGCGATTGGACAACGAACGGTCCGCCTTCTGGCGGCACGGCGTACACGACGGCGGGGTCGGCAGGAAAATCTCGGTATTACGACGCCGCGAGCTTGATCCAGCAAATCGTCGAAGACGACATGCTCAAATTTATCGAAGACGTTAGACCTGCCGGTTGCACTTTGTGGGTCGTGCTTGAAATTTAGAGGGTTCAGATGAAACGCCCAATTATCTACGACGACCAGATCCCGCTCACGCTGGATCTGCTAGACCAAGCGTACTACTCCCAAGAAGCGGTGGCGTTGCTGCTCGAGTCTGTCCAGCGCGATTCGTTGGCTCGGCGTTACGGCTTGGAAGTCTACGAGATGAGCAGTCCCGGCCTGGGCGTGACAATCCGGCGCGGCGTCGCAACGGGATTTTTGCCGGAAGAAGCAACGGCCTACGGCTCGAGGCCAGCGTCCACGACGCAAAATCTGGTTAAGCTGGGGTACAATTCGAGTGACTACACGCTTACTGGCGCGTCTCTCCCTGGAGGGCAACCTGACGCCACGGTCTTTGTGGTCGCCACGCTCTCTGAAGTGGACGACGAGCCAGCAATCTTGCCGTACTACGACCCGTCGAATCCTGGCACGGCGTTGTCTGGCCCCGGTGGCGCAGGAACGCCCCAAGACCGCCGCCGCGTCTGCCAGATCACGTTCTCTTTTGAGTACGGCTCCGGCGCCGCTGCGGAGCCGGTCTTGACCTCCAATCAGATTCCGCTGGCGAAGTTCTTTATGAACTCTTCGACAACGGAACTTGTTAATTTTAACAACGGCGGGCAAACCAATCAGCAAGAGATTTTGTGGCCGGACGATCGCCGACACATTGCGCCCTATGCCGCCCTCCCCGACCAAAATACTTTCACGGGAGACTGCACGTTTACTCAATCTGTTGAGTTGTCTGGCACCGCAAACCTCGATGTCGGAGGCCGGATCGACGCTGGAAGCGGAATCACCGGCACGACGCTTACGGCCACAAACACGATCAATGCCTCGAACAACATTGCTTCGTATGCGGGAGACATCCTAGCGGGGTCGGGGAACTTCATCTCTGGCAACGACGCAACCTCCAAGAACCACATGGTTCGTTTGGGCCAGTTCATCTTTCGCGGCACACAAAACATGACGGTGGAGAAAGGCTATCTTCGCATCCCCACCGTCAAGGCAAACGGCGCTTCCAATGAAGACTTTATTTTGCAGTGGGGAAAAATTGAATCAGAGTACATGCAGCCAGGTTCGTTAAACGGCTATGGCGTCGGCAATGATCAGTTTGAGCTGACTTTTCCCAATCGATGCGTAGCGTCGTGGGCGTCTTGCCATAGTATGGTTTACGGTACGGTACAGACGCCGTATCGCACGGCGTGGATTGGAGACTGCACGACGACTAACATCACGGTGTATTGCGCTCCCTCAGGAATCGAAACTTTTTGGTGGGCGATTGGATACTAACCGTGGCTCTGTCTCAGATTGTTCCCTTCGTAAACCTCGTCTTGATTGCCGTTTTGGCTTGGGACGTGCGTCGGCTTAGACTTGAGCTTCGCAATCACGTCGAGAAGGACCGTCTAGAAGTGCGTTGAAACACATGTCGGAACCGACCAACGATATTCTCGGCGGTCTGCGCGAAGTGCTGATCATTGTCGGGTCGGGTCTGGTTCTCTGGGCATTCTCGACGGTGCGCGAAATTCTTCGGCGGCTAGGCCAGGACCACGCCAAAATGTCTGAGCGCATCGCGCGGATTGAAGAGCGCATCGAAGCCGTCTGGAAACCCCGAAGCTGATGGCGGGAAACATTGCGTTCGACGCGCGGCAGTTGCGCGAGTATGTCGTCCGGCCTGTTTTGGTTCGGCTAAACTTGTGGAGTTTGGCGGCAGAGAACCTCGTTGTCGGAACGGCTGTGCATGAGTCCCGTCTTGACTACCTCAAGCAACTTGGTCGAGGCCCGGCTTTGGGGATCTGCCAGATGGAGCCTGCAACGCACGACGACATCTGGCAGAACTACCTGGCCTACCATCCTGGCCTCGCTAGCCGCGTCGAGCAGTTGATTGCGCCGTGGCCCGTCCCCCGCAGCTCTCAACTGGTGAGCAATCTGGCGTATGCTGTGGGCATGTGCCGGGTCCATTACCGGCGAGTGCCAACTGCTCTCCCCAAAGCCGACGACACTGTCGGTTTGGGCGCCTATTGGAAGACGCACTACAATACCCACCTGGGTGCCGGAACCGTTGAACAGTTTGTCGAAGCGTACTCCCAGGCGTGAGCCAGCCGTGGCGAGCGTTTTGGCCATCACCGTAACGGTGGGGTTCCTGGCCGTGCTGCTGGGCGTTTTGCTTCTACCTTTGCCGGACGGATCTCAAGAGATTGTCTGGGCGCTGGTGGGGACGCTTGGGACCGGCTTCGCAATGGTCTTGAGCTACTACTTTGGAGCTAGTCGAGGCGGGGACGAGCTTGCGGAGAAAGTCTCAGATCGAGACCGATAGGCAGCGTCGCCATCTGCTCGACTGGCAAACGCAAGAGCGGCGGTTTGCCGTCAATATCGATCTGGTTCCGCTTTTGCGAAGATTTTGGGCGTGGATAAGGAGATCCAAATGAGAAGTGAGGACGTTGTACGCGCAGCGGCGGTTTTTTTGCCGCTAGTTACGGCGCTGATGCGCGAAGCCGAAACGACCGGCGGGACTGGCACCGAAAAGCGGGAGGCCGTCGCAAACGCTTCGGAGCAACTTTACCGACGGTTACAGCAGGGCAACACGGTCAAAGAGCTGAAGGACGTGCCGTGGGAGGCCGTAGCGCCGCTAGTAGTCCCTGCGGTGGGGGGTCTAATCTCGATTTTGGCTGGCATGTTTAATCGTCTGATGGGCAAGGTCTGGTCTTTTATCGGTCGCGCCAGAAGCACCCAATGACTTTTCTACAAGCTGCCATGCGCGCGGTGCGCGTGGCGCGCGAATACACAGACGCCACAGACGATCTGCTCCTCGAGCTTGAGGCGGGTAAGTCGCTGCGCGAGGCGCTTATGACGTTCGCCCAAGCCACGGCAAACGCCCTCGACGACGAAGTAATCAACTTGCTTCTTTGGGGCTTCGACACGTCTATCGATACTGCGAGTGACCTGGCAAAACTTGCGACGGACGTATCTGAAACGATTGCACAACTGGGCGCGGATTCCCTCAGTCTGGAGCGTCGCCTTCGGAATCTGATCGACTAGCCTTCCAGGCGTCTAGGGCTTCTTGCAGCGCCTCCTCAAACGGGCGC